GCTGATGGAGTAAGGAGAGTACATGTAGACACAAGGTGTAAAGAAATAATAGAAGATTTTGAAGAATATAGGTATCCTGAGAGTGAGGATGGCAAACCAATCAAAGAAGAACCATTGAAAGATGGTTTTCACGATCACGGAAACGATGCATTTAGGTATTTTATAATCAATAGATTTCCGATGAGAAATCAAGAAATGAAGAGGATTCAAAGATAATGGAGAAGGTACTAAAAGATAAATTATTGGAAACTAAACTAATGATGTCTCATGCTAGAAGAAATGAGATAAGAAAACATCTAGATTATTATTCAGGTGTATCTACAGACCAATATATTAATAATTTTTTTACAGGGGATGCTTTTAATGAAATACCCCCAACGCTTACTAATTTTACTAGAAAGTTTATAAACAAGATAAGTAGAATATATAGTTTGGGTGCTAAAAGAACAGCAGGGGGTAGTAGCGAAAGATATTCAGAGCTCATTCCTACTAAAGATGTTCGCATGAAACATTCTGAAAGAATGACTAGATTACTAGGAACTGTTGCTAATAGAGTATATTGGATGGATGGTGTATTTGATTATAGACCTATTTATTATTTTGAAACATATTTTGAGGATAACCCATTTGAGCCTAGTGCTATTATATATCCTTTACTAAATAGTACAGCAGATTTATCTAATACAGCAGATTTACAGTGGGAATACTGGGATTCAGAGAAATATGGGATTATGAATGAAGAAGGTGAGTTAATGTCTGAGATGCCTAATCCATATGGAATGATTCCTTTTGTATTTACACACAGAGAAGATCAGATAGATTCATTTTACGTTGAAGGGGCATCTGATATTGTAAATTGTAATGAGCAGGTTAATATTGCTTTAACTGAAATGAATCTCGGCATGAGATTTAATATGTTTGGACAACCGTGGGTAACTGGATTAAGAGCAGACCAAAGTATGCTAAGAGCAGGTTCTAATACTATACTAGATATGGGAGAAGATGGTGCTTATAACATAACTAGCCCAGCAGGTAATATCGATGAGGCTATTAATAATATTAAGTTTCAAATGGAATTAGTTGCTACAAATAATCATTTATGGATTACATGGGCAGAATCAGGTGGAGAAGTTCCTAGTGGTATTTCTTTGATGATTAAAGATATGGAGAGAAAAGAAGATTATTATGACGATATAGCTCTTTGGAGAATGTATGAAAAGCAATTCTATAATGTAGAGAGAGTTATAGCAGAATATAACGGTATTTCATTACCTGAAGAATTTGGAGTAGACTTTGAAGAAGTAGAATATCCAAAAACAATTCAAGATCAGATACTTAAAGATGAATTTGATATTAAAAACAATCTTATAACTAGAGCCAAGATAATGGTTAGAGATAATAAAGATTTAACTGTAGAGCAAGCTCAGTTAATTATAGATGAAAATAAAAATATTAATGAACAAGAAAATCCTGTGGTGATAAATGAAGTTAAAGATAACAACTAATTTTAGTTTTGAAAAGTTAGCAAATCAGATTCCAGACTTATATAAACAATATTTTAGTGCCTATGCTAAAGGAGCAGAAGCAGGAACTAAAGAAAATATTGACCAATCTAAAAATGTTCAAGGCAAAGCCCTTACATCTTTTACAGCTAGAATACAAAAAAGAAAGCCTTTAATAAAAACAGGCAAAATGAGAAAAAGTCTAAAGTCAGACAATAACACACTTTCTATTTTAGAGTATGGTTATAAACACAATGAAGGTCTTTGGGCTAATTTAAGACCTATAACAAACGTAAAAGACTTTATTGGCATAACAAAACCACTTGAAGAAGTAATAAATAAAAAATTTATAGACAATATAAATAAAGCTCTTAAAAAATAAGTCATTGTATTAAATTAGTTATTATTCATAGATTAATAAATGGATAATGAATTAATAAGACTACTGATTGATTATATGACTCAAAGAGAGTCAGATATAGTAGATTTAAACAGAAAAATACTGGAATTAGAAGATTTAATGGTTATAAATAATAACCTACTAGGATTTTTAAGTCAATGTATTGCTCCTTACCAACAACAGCAAGAATACACCATAGATAAAGAAATACAAGCATATTTAGCTAAATACTCTATAGAAAATGAGTCTTGGGGTAAATCATAATGAATGATTTTGGTTTTTTAAAGTGTATTTGCTTAAAATGTCATTGGGTATGGGAAGTATTATCTATAGAGCCCGATAGAAATCAAGAATGTCCTGAGTGTAAGTCTTTTGATACTAGAAGTTTTCTAAAGGACTTTGATATTTAATGCTTTTTCTCGTTTTTCTACTTTTTCCTGCCATTCTTTACGCTGTCTAGGTGTCTGTCTACCCTGTTTAGGCATTTCTACGCCTACAGCTTCAGCTCTTTCTCTCCACCTCCTAGCCTCTCTCCGCTTTTTATTCTTTTTGGCTCTTTTTTTCTCATCTAGCTTTATTTGTACGGGGTTTTCAGGAACTACTGGTCGTTGTGGAAATACCTGCACTTCTTCAATATCTTCAATAATCTCTGCCTCAACAGGAACTTGCGTATTTAAGAACTTCTCAAATGGACTTTGATGATTATCTACCTCGACTCGCTTTATAAGTTTACCCGAATGCTCTAATACAAGCCTACCAGCCTGAACATTACCAGCCTCAGCCTCACGAACCATGCTATTTAAAACATTAGGCAATCTAGCACCAAATGTAACCATATACTTCTGATAATACACTTCTACAAACTCAGGATCTTTAAACCAATTTCGTATTGTAGCTGTTGTAACACCAGCTTTATCTGCAACAGCTTGTATTGACGACTCAGGGGAAGAAACTAGCATATCTATAGCGATAGATTTCTCTGGTTTCCACTTAACTGGCAATGTAACACTCATAATAAACCTCTATTTATGGTATATTCTACGGACTTTATTTTTTTTATACAAGGGATTTTACCTGAATCCTAATAAGGCAATACTACTACTATACAATACATAAGATAAAAGCGTAGCTTTTATTAGGACTTTCTTTCAAAAAATTTTTTATAAGATGGGGCTAAGTGTTTGTTATACAACATTTTGTGGGGAATGCGTATAAAGCGATAGGTATAAATTTACATACGCCTATAGGTACTTGTCAAGGGTTTTTTAAAAAAATATTAAAAAGCGTGGAATCTAGCAAAGACTTGGCACAATACCAAATAAAAAATAAAAAAAAGATTTTACTTGACATTGTGGGGGGTATGGTCGTATAGAAAATAAAGTCCAAAAAAACACTTGACAAACAGCAATCTAGTCTAATTAAATATTTAACCTCTTTACTCTTTCTACTTGCTTTTGTACTCTATTAGTGTTATGGAGTCTATTTAGTAGTGCCTTGATTGGATTCATGCGAAATTAATTGATTTTGTCGAGAGTAAACGCTCAAAACATAGCCTAAATGGAGAGATTATGCTTTTTTAGTGTTATGGTACTTACGGATCAATTTCTAGCCATTTAGAGCTCTTTTTAGAGATCCTATGAAGTTTTGTAAAAGTCAAGAAAAAAATTACATAAAATGAATTTTTTTTGGATAGATTTAAAAATAGATGAAAAAAATACTTGACTTTCTCATAAATTAGAATATTTTAAAATCATTAATAGGGATTAAAAAAAAATAAAGTTAAATGATTAACTTTTTTTTACTTGACACATCCAAAAATAATTTTTTACATTTGAACTCAAATTAAATAGAAAGGTAATTAATTATGGCTAGTTTAAATAAAATAGGTACTCATGCAACTTCAGTTTACACTCATGAAGATACAACATACGTCAAGTATCATTATACAAATGTTGTCTCATTCAATAGAGATGAAATTAAATTGAATACGGGAGGATATTTCACGAACACAACTAAAACAAGAATGAACCAAACATCAAATCAATTTGGGTTGGGTTTTAGGGTTTATCAGAAAAATTTTGATTGGTTCGCTGAATATGACGGAAAGACATTCGAGTTTTTAAAAGATGAATTAACTTTGGAAAGGGTTTAAAATGGAGTTTTTAATTATTAGAGATGAGGAAACCATTGGAGGTTTAAAAATCAATATGAATGGACATTCATTGATAGATTTCAACCAAGATTTAGATATGTTTCTAGAGACTAGATTTGAAGAATTTTTTGAAAATATCTGTAAAGATTTTTTAAATAATTTTGATGACTTTGAATTTTTAGGATTGAAAGATAAATTAGTTTCTATGGATTT